CGGATTGAGCACTGGAGCAAAGTGCACGACTGGCGCTGGCTGATGCTGGTGCCGCAGTTCTGCGATCCGGTCTGGGCGTGGGCTGAGGAGGCGGCGCAGATGGCGGGCCTGTTGGCGTCCCCGGTGGGGGCACAGTGGACCGCTCCTGGTATGCCGATGATCGAGCCGGACAAGGAAGGGCTGGCTATCCTCCGGAACGTGCGCACGGGTGTCATGACGCTCGCCGAGGCAATTCGCGAGCGGGGGTACGACCCAGACGAGTTCCTGGCCGAGCTCGTCGCGTGGAACAAGAAGCTCGACGACAAGGGCGTCCTGCTCGATTCGGACCCGCGCTTCATGACGCAGGCGGGGCAGCTGCAGGGGTCGGCGCTCGCGCAGGCCCAGGCCGCACTCGCGGCCGCGGCTGGAGGGCAGTCGTAATGCAGGTCTTCACGCGCAGCTCGGACGCCTCTGGACCCGCTGAGCCGATGGTGCCGTTGCATCAACTGACCACGAAGCAGCGGCAGATCGTCGAGTTCGTCGACCGCTACCAGACGGCGACAGAGGAGCCGTGCCCAGCGCTCCTGATCGCGCGTCGTCTGCACGTGCACCACTCCACGATCCAGGAGCAGCTCGTGAGACTCCATCGTCTGGGGTGGATGCGCGGGCCCAACGCGCCGGCGTGCCTGACGCGTCGCCTGTCGGACTGAAAAAGCGGAGGCGCCCGCAATCTCTGCGGGGTCAGCCGTGACCCGAGGTGTCACACGCTGTGTGTGTGAGACACCAGACTCGTCAACTGCTGCCGCTCGACCGGCGCGCGGCCGTCGGTGCGCCAAGCGACCCGGAGGCCCGTCGCGTCGATGTGACGTGGAGCACCGGTGCGGCGGTGCTGCGCCGGGACCCATGGTCTGGCCAGCAGTACTACGAGCAGTTGTCGATGGACCCGAAGCACATTCGGCTCGACCGCATGAACGCGGGCGCGTCGGTGCTGGATACCCATTCGGCCTGGTCCATCGCCGACGTCCTCGGCGCCACAGTCGAAGGCTCGGCGCGGGTGGAGAACGGCGTTGGCGTCTCGACGCTGCAGTTCAGCCGCCGCGCGTCCGTTGATGACGTGTGGCGCGACGTGGTCGACAAGATTCTGCGCTGGGTGTCCATCGGGTACCTGGTGCACACCTTCCGCGATATCACGCAGAAGGGCGCGCAGATCCCCACGCTGCTCGCGATTGACTGGGAACCCTACGAAACCTCGCTCGTGCCGATGCCCGCAGACGCGGGCGCGGGGACGCGAAGCGCGGACAAATCGATGGCGTACCCGTGCGTCGTGGTGACGGACGGTCGGTCCGCCGAAGACTCGGACCGCATGCGGCGGTTCCGCCTGGCGCTTGCCCGCGCCTCATAACCAGGAGTGACAGCATGAATCTCAAGCAGTTGCGAGACAAGCGCGCGGGCGTTCTCCGCGAGGCGGAAGCGCTGAAGCGCGCCGACGGCACCTTCGCCGATGATGCCACTCGCGCGGCCTTCGACAGCAAGATGGCCGAGATCGAGGCGCTCGACGGCCAGATTCGGGCGGCCGAAGAGGCTGACCGCCAGGCCGGTGGTCCGGTGGATGCCGAGGCGGTGCGTGCGCAGGAGCGCGCGCGCCAGTCCGGTATCCGTGACGCGGTCCGAGTGGCGGGCCTCGACACCACCTACGCCGACGAACTGTGCCGGGGCGAGCTGACGCTCGACGGCGCCCGGGCCGCGATCTTCACGAAGCTGGCCGAGCGCTCGAGGACGCAGGGCATCAACAACCAGACGGTGGAAGTCGGGGAGGCCTCGCGCGACAAGTTCCTGCGCGGTGCTGAGAACTGGCTGCTCGTGCGGTCCGGCATGTCCAGCCTCGTCGCCAAGCACCACAAGGTCGACGTGCGCACCATCGACCCGGGTGAGTTCCGCGGCCTCTCGCTGATGGACCTCGCGCGGGAAGTCCTCCAGCGCGCTGGCGTCTCGACCCGCGGCCGCGACAAGATGGACCTCGCCGGTTCGGCGCTGGCCCTGCGCTCGAACTTCCAGTCGAACGGCGACTTCGCCGTCCTGCTGGAGAACACGATGAACAAGATCCTCCAGGCCGCCTACGCGGCCCAGGCGGACACCTGGTCTCGGTGGTGCGGCGTCGCCACGGCGTCGGACTTCCGGCAGCACAACTGGTACCGCACGGGTGCGCTGTCGGTGCTCGACGACGTCAACGACGCTGGCGAGATCAAGAACAAGTCGATTCCGGACGGCGAGAAGGGCACCTTCACGGTCGGCTCGAAGGGCAACATCGTCGCCATCAGCCGCCAGACCGTGGTGAACGATGACATCGGCTTCGCCGCCCGTCTCATGGCGCAGCTCGGACGATCGGGCAAGCTCACCATCGAAAAGGCGGCGTTCGCGCTCCTGGCGCAGAACAGCGGCCTCGGGCCGACGCAGTCGGACAGCCAGCCGCTGTTCCACTCGAATCGGTCGAACGTCGGTACCGGCGCCGCCCTCTCCGCGGCCGCCCTCGATGCGGACCGCGTCGTGATGCGTCAGCAGCTCGACCCGAATGGCCAGGATTACCTGGACCTGAACCCCTCGGTGCTGCTGGTGCCGGTCAGCCTCGGTGGCCAGGCGAAGGTGATCAACACCTCGACCTACGACCCGGACACCCTGGCGAACAAGTCGCAGATGAAGGGGAACGTGGCCTACGGCCTGTTCCAGGACATCGTCGACTCTCCGCGCATTTCCGGCACGCGCCGCTACCTGTTCGCGGACCCGACGATGGCGCCCGTGTTCGTGGTGGCCTTCCTCGAGGGCCAGCAGGAACCGATCATCGACAGCCAGGACGGCTGGCGCACGGACGGCGTGGAACTCCGGGCGCGTCTCGACGTCGGGGTCTCGGCTGTCGACTACCGCGGCGCCGTCACCAACGCGGGCGCCTAGTCCACGCACACATCCCCGCCATTCAGCGGGAAGGCCTGCCAGGGCGGTACCGGGTGAAGCCGGCCGCCCTCGAGGCGTCAGAAGGACTTCGGCGACCGGGCGCCCTACCCCGGCTTCTTCAGGAGCTTACACATGGCCCGCAACTACGTGCAGCCCGGCAAGACGATCAGCGCCATCGCGCCGACCGGCGGCGTCACCTCCGGCAATCCCTATTTCATCGGCGGTCTCTTCGGCGTCGCGCTGGCCACTGCCGCCGCGGCCGCCGCGTTCGAGTTCGGCATCGAGGGCGTCTACACGCTCGCGAAGACGACCAGCCAGACCTGGGTCGCTGGTGACCGGCTGTACTGGGACTTCGGCACCTCGAAGGCCACCAACGTCGCCGGCTCCGGTTCGAAGCTGATCGGCACCGCCGGGGCTGCCGCCGCGAGCGCTGACACGACGGGTGCGGTGCGTCTGAACGGCGTCAACGTCAACGTCGACATCGGCACGGGGGCCGCGGCGACGTCGAAGAACACCGCAGGAGCGGTCACGCTGACCGCTGCGGAGGTGCTCGGCGGCGCCATCGTGGCTGACCCGAACGGCGCTGGCCGGACCTACACGTTCCCGACTGCGGCCCTCCTCGTGGCCGCCATCGCCGGCGCGAAGGTGGGTGACGTGTTCACCTGTCTGATCACCAACGGGGCGGACGCGGCGGAAACCATCACGCTGCAGGAAGGCAGTGGCGGCACCTGGGACGCGAACCAGACCGCGGCGAGCCGCGTGATCGGGCAGAACGGCCAGAAGCTGGTCCGCATTCGGCTCACCAACGTCACGGCGGCGAGCGAAGCGTACACGCTCCAGGCGTAGGTCCGGAGCGGGCTGATGAGTCTCGATGCCGCATGGGCGGTGGGCGTAGGCGTCATGTTCGCGACGATGGGCCTCCCGGCCGTTGTCACGCGACCCGCGCCCGACTCCACGCCGCTGGACACGCGGGCCATCTGGATTGCTCCGCGCGAGGAACCGCAGCCGTTCGGCACGGACCTCGCGCGGCGTGATCCCCGCCGCGTGCTCTGTGTGCCTCGGACCGAGACGCTCCCGGCCCTTCCGCGCGGCACGACCATCGCGTGCGCGGAGCTGGACGGGGGCACGACGAAGACCTGGCGCGTCGACGGCTATCAGCAGCCGGTGACCGCCGACGAAATGCGTGTGTGGGTTCTGGAGACGTAGCCGCCGTGCCGTTCAGCATCAGCATCGAAACGACCGCCGCCCGCGCCACCCTCGGTGGCCTGTCGCAGCGGATCGTCCGCGGCATGACGACGGTCATCAACCGGACGCTCGAGAACACGCACGCCTTCATGATCCGCGCGATCGCGGCCAGGACCGGGCTCCCCGCGCTGTACCTCGATCCGTTCCTGAAGGTCTTCCGTGCGACGGCGGATGACCTGAGCGGTCAGGTCACTGCCCGGACCAGACCCGCCGCGCGGATGATCCCCGTGCTGCAGTTGCAGGCGCGGCAGATCGGCCGCGGACCGTCTCTGCCAGGTGGCGTGAGTTTCCGGTTCGACGGACAGACGAAGGTGCTCCCGGACGCCTTCGTCGCTCGCATGCGCAGCGGCAAGCGCGGCGTGTTCTCGCGCGTGGGTCGCCAGCGGCTCCCGATCATCGAAGAGAAGGGACCGTCCGTGCGCACGCTGTTCGAAGACGCCGAACCGGACGGGCGCGCGTTCGCCCAGGCGGACCTGGACACCGGCATGGCGCGCATGCTCGCGGAGGTGGCACGTGGCTGAGCCGACGGAGCTGCAGATTCTGCTGAACCTCCAGGCGGCGCTGCAGGCGATTGCGGTCGCCTCTGGCTACTTCCACGACGTTACCCCGTCGGCCGTGAAGCTGGACCCGGACTTCAACGTCGAGGCGTTCACCAACGCGAATGGGATTCGCCCCTTGGTGTACCTGCAGCCGCAGCCGGAAGAGTGGCGCTACGTCGGCATGCCGAGCGTGCTCGAGCTGCGCTGGCCGCTCAAGGTGCACTGGATCCAGAGCACCGCGGCGGACACCGACCAGGCCCGCGCGGAGGCGTTCTACCGCGGGTGCGCAGACGTCGAACGTGCCCTGACGCAGGACTGCACGCGTGGCGGTCTCGCGATCGAGCACCGCATTCTGACGCGGAACTTCAACCTGGCCAATGACGGGTCCACCGTCTGGGCCGAGATTGAGACGTTGGTCGTGGTCCGGCGGAAGTACGGGCAGCCGTGAGGGCACGCATGGCGACATGGACACGCTGCAAGGCAGACATCACCGTGTCGGTCGGTGACCGCGTCGAGCACCTGTGGCCGGGCCTCGTGGTCAATCTGGCCCGTGAGGTGGCACCCGGCGTGACGCTCGCCGCCGCCGTGGCCGGACGTGAGGACGCATTCGAGGCCGCGGACGATCCGACCGTCGCGCCGACGAGCACGGCAACGCGCCTGACGGCGCTGGAGGACTGATCGCATGGCTCCCAACTGGTACGTCGCGCGCACGGCGCAGGTGTATGTGAAGGACGAAGCGTCCTACGGCACCGCCCCGACCTTCGCGGCCACCGATGCCGTCCGGCACCTGCCCGGCACGAAGCTGTCGTTCAATCCGCGGAATCCGGCGAAGAGCCCGGAGCGCAAGACCCATCCGTCGCAGACGGCGCTGTACACCCGTCGCCAGACGGCCGACTGGGCGCTCAAGTCGCAGATGTACCCGTCCGGCGCCCTCAACACGCTGCCGGAGCTGGCGGCGTTGCTGAAGAACGCGTTCGGCGCCGCGCCGCAGAACATCACGCTCGCCACGACTTTCTCCGGCACGCCGACGACGACCGGCGGCACCATCGCATCCGCGACCGGCCTGGTGGCAGGGCAGATGGTGGAGATCACCATTGCGTCTGGCGGCAGCGCCGGTACGTACCTGCGGCGGCTCACCACCGCTGGGACTTCGGCCGTGTGGTCCCCGGCACTGCCGGCGGCACCGGCCGCGGGCGATTCGCTGAAGGGCGTAATCACTTGGACGCCGGCGACGGCTCTCGACAAGAGCATGGACATCGCGCACTACCCGCAGGCGCCGTCGGCGAATACGCCGGCGCGCGAACTGCTCGGGTGCGTGGTGGACCAGGTGGTGATCGACCTCGACGCAAACCTCGAGCCGATGATCACGTTCTCCGGCCCGGCGCAGGGCTTCGCGGGCAGCTCGCCGAACTACACGCCGCAGTCGAAGCCCGGCAGCTTCACGACCGTCGGTGCGGAGAGCGGCATCCCGAGCGGGTTGACCGGCCACTTCTATCTCGGCGGCACGCTGTACGAGATCGAGAAGCTGCAGCTCACCATCAAGAACAACATGGAGCTGCAGAACACCGCGCTCGGCACCGCCAAGGCCAACGGCTACTTCCGGAAGGGCAAGCGCGAGGTCACGGTCAAGATCGACGCGAAGGTGTCCGACGACACCACCCTCTGGACACCGAGCCTGGCGATGTCGAGCAACGAGATGTTCGTGCAGATCGGGACCACGCCGACGCGCATGTGGGCGCTCGCGTGTCCGGCTCTGGTGCTGACCGAGAACCCCGACATTCCGGACGGCAGCGACGAGACGCAGAACTGGAGCTTCTCCGGGACCGCCCTCGGCACGACCGGCAACGATGAAGTGATTCTCGCCGCGGGCTGACCCGCGGCGCTCCTGCAGTCGGCGCACACCCACGAGAGGGTCCGGGCAGCTGTTCGTGCTCCCGGGCCGCTCACCCCCGCGGTGGCGCATCGCGACAGTCCATCGACGACGACAGCACTGCACCCGCGCCCGGGTGCTCTGAGGACTGATTGCTATGCCGAGCCTGACACCCATTTTCGACATCGGATCGACGTTCACGACCGCGCTGACCATCGGCGAGCGGTCGCTGCCGATCCACATCAAGAACATGTCCCGCGCCGAACTCGCGGAGTTCAAGAAGGGCTTCGACCTCCTCTTCAACCCGCGCGGCATGGTGGCCGCGACCGACGAGGAGCAGGCCGCGGCGGAGAAGGCCCGGGCCGCCTACTGCGACGAGTGGATTCGCCAGTGCGTGACGCTCGACGAGGGCGTGCTGCGCTTCAAGGACCGATGGGTCACGGACGGCGCCGGCTTCATCGAGGTGTTCCACGCGCGCGAAGACGTCATCGCGTCGGCGCTCATCGCCATCTACAACGAGAACCACCTGTCGAGCGTCATCCGAAAAAACTTGAACTCGCCGCGCGATTCCGGTCCTGGCTCGCTTCCGTCGACGTCAGCACGCGGTGGGGACAGACCGGACTCAGTTGCCGCGCCTGCCGCGCCCTCGACCTCTGCGAATCCCGCGGATGCGGCGGACAACCGCGCGTCGTCCGCGGACGGCCCGTCGTCGTCTGGAGCGATCCAGCCCGACGGAGAACGGAGCATCCACTAGAGACGACGGTGTGCCCGGTGCTGGCGTTCACCCCCGAAGTCGAGGGGGCGCTGCGCTGGTTCGAACAGACCCACGAACTGACGCTCGCTGACGGCCGCGCCTGGTGGCGCCGCACGGGGCTCCCGGGCCCTGGCTCCGTCGGTGACCAGAACGCCCGATTGATGGAAGCGCTCGACATCCTGCGCCAGGTGCACGACGACCTGCTGCGGCAGAGACCCCGAGAGACTGCTGATGAGTGAAGCCCGAATCAGGATTGTCGGCGAGGATGCGGCGGCCGCCGTCATCGCGGGCGTGGACCGTTCGGTCGGGCAGCTCACGGTCGACGTCGTCGAGGCCACCAAGCGCGTCGCCGACCTGAAGAAGGAACTGAACGAGGAGGTCAAGAAGGGCAACACGGCCTCGGTGGCCGCCATCAGCTACCAGCTCGATGAGGCGATTCCGAAGCTGCAGCAGGCCGAGCAGGAGCTGAAGGCTAAGCTGAAACCAGCGGTCGACGCCTCGAATGATGCCTCCGCGAAGTGGGCCGCCCAGCTCGGCACGCTCAATCAGGCCCTCGGACTGTTCGGTGTCGGCCTGAGTGTCGGCGCGCTCGTAGGGTTCGGCAAGGCGCTCCTCGATGACGCAGACGCGCTCACGAAACTGCGGGACCGCACCGGCATCGGTATCGAGGGGCTACAGCGCCTGCAGATCGCCGGCGACGACGCCGGCAACAGCGTCGACGAGATCGCGACAGCGATCAACAAGTTCCAAGACCGGCTGGCCAGTGGCGACACGACCACGGTCGGCGCGCTCAAGCGCATCGGCGTCTCGCTGGAGGACATCCAGAACCTATCCGCCGATCAGCAGTTCATGGCGATCTCGGACGCCATCCGCCGGGTGGACAACCCCGCGCAGCAGGTCAGCCTGTCGGTCGACCTGTTCGGGCAGACGGGCGCGCGCGTCCTGCCCACGCTGAAGCGTGGGTTCGATGACGTCAAGGACGCGGCGGTGGGCATGTCGACCGAGACGGCGGAGCGTCTCGACGGGCTCGGCGACACGATGCAGGCGTCGATCCGAACGACCAAGGGCTACGCCGCTGAGACGTTGGTGACCCTCGTCGACTTCATCGCCAGCGCAGGGAACGCCACGATCGCCGAGGCGCAGCGAGACATCCGCGAAACCGAGGCCCTGCTCGAAGAGCTGCAGGGCATGGCCAAGCAAGCGTCCGGCCCGAAGCTCTTCGACATTGCCCCGAAGCCGGACTCTCAGGGACTGGCCTCGTTCGTTGCCGCGGAGCGGGACATCAAGGCAGCGATCGACGAAAGCGAGCGCGCCGCGAAGAAGGCTCAAGACGCCCAGCGGAGGTACACCGAGGAGACGCAGCGGTTCGCCGCAAACCTGTCCGACGTCATCGCCAAGTCCAACGGTTACGAGTCCGTTCTCGACAGCATCAACGGCAACGTGGTCGAGGCCGTCGCGTACTACCGTGACCAGGGCCGCACGCTTGGCGAACTCGGCCAGATGTACGAGCTGAACGAAACGCAGCTCTGGGCGCTGGCCGAGGCGGAGAAGGCCGATGCGGCCATGATGGCGCAGCTCACGAGCGGCACCAAACTCCTCGCCGCCGCCAAGCGCGACATGGCGCAGGCGACGCGTGACAGCGTCGAGGCGCTGCCTGACAGCTACGGCGCGCCGTCGGCCCTTGGTGCCGGCGCGCTGCAGGGCGGAGCGAATCCGCAGCTCGCGGCACTGGACTTCAGCAAGAACTTCGGTGGGATGCTGCAGGAGCAGCTACCGCAAAGCGTCATGGCGGCCATCATCGGCGGCGGCAGCGTGTTGCAGGCCGCCGGGTCGACAGTCGGTAGCTTCTTGACGTCCGATAAGGGCCTGGGCAGTTCGATCGAGAAGGGCCTGACATCCACGCTGGGCAACGGCCTCGGCGGCGCCGTGAACTCCGTCATGCCCTTGGTCGGCACGCTGGTCGGACCGCTTGCCGGGAAGATCATGAGCATGCTCTCCGGCATAGGCGGGCCGTCTGAACGAGAACTCGGCGGCCGCAAGGTCGTGGAGGAGCTCGAGGCGCGCTTCGCCTCCGCCACGGACATGATCAACCGCGTCGGCGAGGCCTATCGCGCGAACGGCAAGACATCCGAAGAGGCGCAGGCGGCGATTCAGCGGATGTGGGCGGCCGAGAAGCTCGGCGCCGAGGCGACGCGGCTTGCCGTTGCGGCCATCACGGAGGAGCTGAAGCGCCAGCAGGAAGTCTCAAGCGCCGTCGACCAGTTCCAGTCACAGGACCAGATCACGCACGCCGCCGACATCGCGAATGCCGCGTACCAACGGATGGTCGCGAACACCGGCCAGTACACCAAGGTTCAGATCGAGAGCGCCTACCGCAGCTACCAGGAGCTGCTGGCGCAGCTCGAAGGCTCGGCCGGAGACGCGGCGCGGGCGTGGCTGGACGCCCAGAAGGGGGTTGAGGCTGGCGGTGCCTCGGCCAGTAAGGCGCTCGACGACCTCCGCGAGCAGCGCGACTCCCTCGCCCAGTCCGTCGCAAACGAGGCGCCCGAAGAGATCATGGGCTCCATCGAGGCGGCTACGCGCGCTCAGATGGCGACGCTCAACGAGCAGATGAAAGCGCAGCGCACTCAGTTGGAGGCGCAGGCCAACGAAGCAGCCACGGCCCTGGAAGACGCGCTCGGTGACGTTCAGGTTGAGCCCTTGCGCGTGCCGGTGGTGTTCGACATTCCGCCGCTCAACTTCGAGAACCCCGAGCCGGTGCAGTCGTTCGCCAACGAAGGGTATGACCTGTCGCGCCCGATGCTGGCGCGCATCGGTGACGCGCCCGGCGACAGCGAGAGCGTGCTGCACGCGCGCACCGTCCGCGACATCGTCCGGGCCTCGCGCAACGCCGGCGCGGCCGCCTTCAACACGCGCGCCCTCGAGGCGAAGGTCGAGGCCCTCGCCACCACGATGAAGAAGATGACCGACGCGATCCAGCTGCAGACCACGCTGATGCCGATGGCGCTGCGGGACGCGCTGGCCTGAATGAGGAGTGCATGACGCAGGGGATTCAGCACCGAGAACGCGCGCTCTACCAGGAAGCCTGGCAGCTCGATGGGTATGCGGACTTCGCGCCCGGCGTGGCGTACCTGCCCGCGTTTCTGCAGATGACGGAAGGCGTGCGGCAGCCCGGCGACACCGTGCTCGACGCGGGCACCGGCTCCGGCAAGGGCGCGCTGGCGCTGCGGGACGCCGGCTTCAGGGTGTCGCTCGCCGACCTGACGCTCGACGGCCTGGTGCCGGAGGCGCGCGCGGCGGCGTTTCCGGCGATCGAGAACGTGTGCCTGTGGCATGACCTCCGCTTCGCGGTCGGCCCGTACGCG